GAGGGCGAATAGCCAGCTGTACTCGGCAGCCCAATCCAGGGACCAGGCGGGGATACTGTTTAACCTGATGGCCAAGGTTATCCGGTTGTCGCCCGAGTTGAGTTCATTTGTTGGGATTCGCGAGACCGCGAAACAGCTGTATTGCGATGAACTGGGGACGCTGTACCGGGCATTGTCGGCTGATGCGTCTACTGCCTATGGTCTGTCCCCGGTGTTCGTGGTGCACGATGAGTTGGGCCAGGTGCGCGGGCCAAGATCACAACTTTATGAGGCACTGGAGACTGCTGCGGGGGCGCAGGAGTCCCCTTTGAGCATCATCATCAGCACACAGGCCCCTACGGATGCGGATCTGTTGTCCATCCTGATTGATGACGCTTTGGCTGGGCACGATCCCGAGACCAAGATATTTCTACATACAGCAGACGAGAAGCTAGATCCCTTTTCGATCCAGGCGATCAAGCAGGCAAACCCAGCGTATGGGGATTTCCTCAACGCCAAAGAGGTCAACCGGCAGGCGGCAGATGCTAAGCGCATGCCATCCAGCGAGGCGGCCTATCGCAACCTGGTACTGAATCAGCGGATTTCGCGTGATGCGCCGTTTATCTCGCAAGCGGTATGGGCGATGAATAGCAAAAGCCCGCGCCCGGAGGATTTTGAGGACGGTGTGGTGATGGGGTTGGACCTGTCCCGCCGGGTGGACTTGACGGCCCTGGTGTTTGTTGGACGGGGTGAGGATGGGGATTATTCGGTGATGGCCGAGTTTTTCGCCCCGGCCGAAGGGGTGGAGGACCGATCTATTACCGATCGTGTGCCCTACGACCTATGGGCCAAGCAGGGATTTCTGACCCTGACCCCGGGCAAAAGTGTCGGGTATGACTTCGTCGCCCGCCGGATGGTGGAGATTTGCGAGCAGTACAACGTCAGCTCGATCAAGTTTGACCGCTGGGGGATACCGGAGCTGAAAACGCACCTCGGGTTATTGAATGCGGATGATTTGCCCCTTGAACCTCATGGGCAGGGGTTTAAGGACATGACCCCGGCACTGAATGCACTGGAGGCCGAGTTGATCAATGGCCGGCTGAGGCATGGGGGCAATCCTATGCTGACCTGGTGCGCCGCTAATGCCGTGATTGACATGGATGCGGCGGGAAATCGGAAGTTAAACAAGAAGCGGGCCACGGGCCGCATTGATGGGATGGTGGCTTTGGCAATGGCAATAGGAGGCGCGACAGTGCTAGACGACACAGGCAGTCTCGATGCCTTTTTGCGCGATGTGGTTAACGTATGAATATGTTCATGCCGATTATGCGGCTGTTTAACCGTGGCGGCCTGTCAAACGATGATACGGGATACCAGGTTGGGGCCATTGAGAAGATATCCACCTCTGCTGGCATATCGGTAACCGATGAAAGGGCGCTGAAAGTCTCTGCGGTATGGGCTTGTGTGCAGCTGATTGCCAATTCTGTCGCCAGTTTGCCGCTGAATGTGTACCGCAAGACAAAAGACGGGCAGGAAACGCTGAAATCCCGGCATTTTCTGACGGATTTGCTGCAATATCGGCCCAATCAGTACATGAAATCCCGCGATTTTCGAATGGCGATGACGGTACAGATGGCTTTATGGGCCAATGCTTACGCTGAAATAGTGCGGAGCAATGATCGGCCTGTCGCTTTGATGCCCCTTCGCCCCGGTCGGATGGTGCCATTTATCACCTCAGACGGTGAGTTGACCTACCACTACAGCGTCGATAGCGGGGTCAAGGTCTACGCCAAAGACTCGATTTTGCACATGAAGGGCTTCGGTACGGATGGAATAGTAGGTGCAGAGCGAAATAATTTTGCCCGCGAGACCTACGGACTGTCGGTTTCCGCTGATACCTATGCCGCCAAGCAATTTGCCAACGGTGGCCGACCTGGTGGTGTTTTAACAATTGACCAGTTCCTGAAACCCAAGCAGCGGGATGAAATAAAAGAGCTTTATTCCGGCATGTCGGAAGGGGCCGCGAATGCAAATAAGCTGTGGGTTCTTGAGGGCGGGATGAAGTACGAGGCCCTGGACTTCTCTGCCGACCAGATGCAGATGATTGCAACTCGCACTCACCAGTTATCCGAGGTGGCCAGGTTCTTTGGGGTGCCGGATGTGATGATCGGTGCTGGAAGTAATACCTCGAGCGCGTGGCCGGCGTCATTTGAGCAGCAGATGCTCTACTTTCTCAACTTCACGATACAGGCATATCTGGATGAATGGGAATGCTCTATCCACGACTCAATGCTACCGAGGGGGTCGGACATCTTTGTAGATCATGACGTTTCCAACTTCATCAAGATGGACTCTACCGCCAAGGCCAACTATCTGGCGAAGCTGGTGCAGAACGGACTGGCGAGCAGGAACGAGGCGCGGGGAGTTTTGAAACTGCCCCGTTATGAAGGCGGTGATGAGTTAACAGTACAAACCAATCTGGTCGATCTTAGCGACCTGGGAGCGATAGGCGATGTTTCACAAACTGATCAATCAACTGGAGAACTGCCAGCTCAAGTTCAGCAGTGAGGAAAAAGGCGTTTTTGAAGGATACGCCTCGACCTTTAACACTGTTGACCAGGTTGGCGACACCATTATCAAGGGGGCCTTTGCGAATACCATCGCATCCGGTCGGACGGTAAAGGGCTTTGTAAACCACAAGCAGCATGAAGTCCCGGTTATTGACTGGATGTCGCTGATTGAGGACTCGCATGGCCTGAAGGTGCTTGGCAAGGTGGATATGAACCACAAAGACGGGCCGACCGTGTATTCCGGCCTACAGCGTAAGGCGATGGACGGGTTGTCTATCGGTTTCACGATGAATGCTGGCGACTTTGAGCAGAAGCAAACCGGCCGGGTTATCAAGAATCTGGACCTGATGGAAATATCGGTCGTTTCGTTTCCCTGCGAAAGGCAGGCGACGATCACCGCCGTTAAGGCGGATTTGGACGGGCTAATAACCCTGTCAGACTACGAGGACTACCTTCGCGAGGTTGGTGGTTTTTCAAAGTCGATGGCGACCGCTCTGGTGTGCCAGTTAGTGAAGCGGGTTCGTAGTGATTATGAAACCGAGAAGCAGCAAACCGCAGAGCAGGTAAGCAATGACATGCTTGCCATCATTCAATCTTTGAAAACCAAACTGTGAGGATTTACCCATGAGCAACGAAAACGCACGACTCGACAATGTCGAGATCATCAAGGAGCTGAAAGACCTGGACGGAAAAATACTGTCCAAGTTCAGCGACATCGAGGCAACCTATGCCCAGGCCAACAACGAGATCAAGTCAATTGGTCAGGTTCAGGCCGACACGCAGGGCAAGATGGAAGCCATTACCAAGCAGTACAATGACCTCTACGACCGTCTGCAAGTAGTTGAGCAGAAGGGCATCGTGACCAGCCAGACAAGCCAAGCCGAATCTCTTGGTGACCAGTTCCTGAAAAGCGAGTCATTTCTCGCATTGAAGGAAGGTCGCCAGGGTCGGGCGCGCATGGAGGTGAAAACCGCCATCATCAACGCGACCGGCGCAAGCCAACCGCTGGTTCAGGCAGATCGGCTATCTGGCATTATAACCACGCCGAACCGCATGCTGACTATTCGCGATGTGTTGCCTTCCAGTACCACGGATAGCAACCTGGTCGAGTACACCAGAGAGAACACGTTTACAAACAACGCGGGGCCGACTGTTTCTGGTTCGCCCCAGCAGTTTGAGAACGTGACCAAGCCCGAGTCTGCTATCACCTTCACGCTGGTGAGTGCTCCCGTGGTAACTCTGGCGCATTTCATCCCCGCATCAGTTCAGGTGCTGGATGATTCTGCAAGTTTGGCAAGCCATATCAACGGACGCCTGACTTACGGGCTGAAGCTGAAAGAGGAAACGCAGATCCTGTCCGGCACTGGTGCAAACCACCAGCTTAACGGCTTGATCACCCAGGGTACCTCGTACACGCCGAAGTCGCCGCAGTACACCAATGAAATCGACATCATTCGCCACGCTATCAAGCAGGCGCATGTTGCCGAGTACCAGCCTGACTTCCTGGTGCTGAATCCTTCCGACTGGTTTGATATCGAAATACGCCATGTTGGTACCGGCGATGCCCGGTATGTGATTGGTGATCCCAGGAGCATGCTGGATAGGGTTCTGTGGGGCTTGCGTGTTGTTGTTACCAACAGCATTTCCGCTGGTACTTTCTTGCTTGGCTCCTCTATGGGTGCCGAGATCAAGGACCGCCAGATGGCAGCAGTAGAAGCAAGCCGCGAGGACAGCACCAACTTCCAGAAAAACATGGTTACCATCCGCGCCGAGGAGCGGCTCACGCTTTGCGTGTACCGAACTGAGGCCTTTATAACTGGTAGTTTGTAACAGTCTAGACCATGGTGCGAGTACCGTGTTATACACGGGAAAGCACCATGTACTCTTGGAGCCGAATTGAATGCGAATTATCGTTAATTCACCCGTTTTAATCGGTGGGGTATGGTTTGATCCAGATCCCCTGCCGCAAACCGTACAGGACGCAGTCGGTGGCCATCTGATCCAGATTGGCGCTGCTACCCGGTACGAGGAAAAGATAGTCTCGGTGACTGAAAAAAAAAGCCCGGGCCTAGTTTCTTTTGCATCGCCACTGGACCCAGTCTTACCCGAGCAGATTGCGAAACCGCGAAGGGGAAGGCCGAGAAAGTCATTGTAGTCAATGACGCTTATCGGATGGTCCCCGATGCGGATTATCTGTATGCCTGTGATCCCCAGTGGTGGGCCATTCATATCGAGGAAGTAAGGCGCACTTTCAAGGGTAAATTGATTACCCAGTACCATACAGAGGATGGCAAGAAAGTAGCCGAAGGGCTAGGGCTGCAGGCGATTCAGGGCGCCCATAACAAGGGTTTGGGCCGGGGAATATTGCACTTCAACAGCAACTCAGGCGCACAGGCGATTAACCTGGCCTACCTGCTGGGGGCCAAACGTATCGGATTGCTGGGGTATGACATGGGGGCTACTGGACGTAGTCACTTCTTCGGCAGTCACCCTAAAGGCCTGATAAACGGCAATTATCAAAACTACGTGCCGGAATTCACCAGACTGGCAAAGGATTTAGAGCAGGAAGGGGTGGAGGTGGTCAACTGCACCCGTAAAACCCTGCTGACTCAATTCAAACAACAATCGCTGGAGGCGTATGCGGGGAATTATCATCGGGACGGGGCCGAGCCTGACAGCCGAGGCGATCAAGCAGATAAACAGCTCGCGACTGCCTAAGTTTGGCTGCAATAACACCTACCAGGTGTGCGAATTATCCGCCCTGTTGGCATGTAATCCCGAGTGGTGGGATTACTACTGGAATCGCGATGAGAAATTGCGCAGCGGCGAGTTTACCAAGTGGACCTGGGACAAGCCCACGGCGAATAAATACGGTTTGGCCTATATCGAAGGCCGCTGGGGTGACAGCTTATCCACCGATTCAAGCTATATCCATTACGGCCATTCGAGTGGTTATCAGCTGATGGGGTTGGCGTTACACCATGGGGTCACTGAGTTTATTTTGATCGGGTACGATTTGAGATACCCGAAAGGCTACTCGAAAACCTACCGCGATCCCGGTGGGGATAGACATTATTTCGGCGAATATCCCCCAGAGCTTGAGCATTGGCCGGCGGCGGGGCCGAATGGCGAAATGACTGGATTGTTGAATTGCTACAGCACGATCAGTCCGGCTCTTTTGGGCATCAGGATAATCAATTGCAGCCCGGGGTCCGCTTTGGACCGGTTCGAGATGGGCGATTTGGGAGATTGGATTTAGTGGGCGATGTTGTAAGGGATGCCGAGAAGTTCCGCAAGGGTTGGACTGGAGGGCTGCCGGAAACCAAGTGCGGCCACGGGTCCATGCTGTCCCAGACGGTAAGACAGCGGGAGTGGATACCCGAAATCATCCGCAAGTACGAGATTGAATCCATCGCCGATATCGGGGCCGGGGATCTTAACTGGATCAAGAAAATGGACCTGGCCGGGGCGAGCTACCGGGCCTATGACCTTGTGCCGAGATTGCCGCAAGTGGTGGCTTTCGACCTGGTCAATGAGGTTGCGCCACAGGCCGACCTTTTAATGTGCTTGTGGGTGCTGAATCACCTCGAAATGGAGCCGTGTCGGCAAGCAATCGCGAATCTCAAGGCCAGCGGCAGTAAGTACTTGATGATGACGGATAGACCGATTTGGCACCATGAGCAGCCAGAGGAAATACTGATGGAGCCGATAGAAAGCCTGCGGCTGAATAACAAGAATGACTCGATATTGCTGGTGAGGTTATGAATCCGATTCCTGAATACTGTAATCACTTCCTGTTTCCGCTGGTGGGCAACCGGATGCTGGAGCTCGGCAACAAGAAAACCGGCAACGTGAGCTACAAGAGCTGGTTTGTGGCCCAGGGTATTGACCATGTTTCGGTTGACTGGAATGGGCAGGACGGGGCGTTACCGCTGGATATGCGAAAGCCGCTGCCGGACGGCCTCGGCATGTTCACTATGATTACAAATTTCGGTTGCACCGAGCATGTCAGCGAGCAGTACAACATTTGGGAAAGTCTGCACCGACTGCTAGAGGTCGGCGGGGTGATGATTCATATGTGTCCGGCACCGGGCGACTGGTGGTGGCACGGTGAGTGGTTTCCCAAGCCCGAGTTTTATGAGGAATACGCCGAGCGCAACGGCTACGTTATTGACCATCTGGCTATTGGGCGCGAATACCCCAACCGCAACGTGGATGTGAGAATGACCAAGGTTGAACACAAGCCATTTGTGATGCCGGCGCGGGAGACCATGTTTTACAACCAGGTGAGGCCGCGTTGATCACAGTCTGGTCAGTCTGCAACGGCACCAAATACACCGACGAGGACGTTTATATCCTGCGGGATATGGTGGCCCGTAACCTGACCCAACCCCACCGCTTTAGGTGTTTGGCAGATCGAGAGATAACCGGGGTGGATACCTTCATCCCTGATGAGCAATGGCCCGGGTGGTGGGCCAAGCTCGGGCTGTTTCGGTATTCAACCGGCCAGTGCCTGTACCTTGATCTGGATACGGTCATCGTGGGCAATCTGGATCGCCTGTTGAGTGTCCCGCTGTCCATGCCAGCCAACTGGGGCCAGAGCGGCCACGGCGGCTGCCAGTCGAGCGTGATGAGCTGGGGGCAGGATTACGGCTGGATAGCCGACAGGTTTGATGTGTCGCAGTTACGGACGCCAGAGCGGGGCAATTGTGGGGGCTATGGACAGCAAAACCTGTGGGGCGACCAGGAGTTTATCACCGAGGTGGTGGGAAGCCCTGGCAATGGGATTATCCCTATGCATCATGTATTCAGCTATAGGTATCATGCTGTTGGCGGGCCTCCTGGGGATGCTAGTGTTATCTGTTTTCACGGCGAGCCGAAACCTGCTGCGGTACTGGATCAATGGGTAATTGCCGCACGGTCATCCATGCCAATGGCCAGTTAGCCCACCAGGTCAGGATAGCCGCGGCGTTACATTCTGGTACGGGGTGGGAGATCAGCTTCCGGCCCGATACCACGGCGGATGTTCATGTTGTCCTGGGGCCGTGGTTTGCGCTGGACCGCTGGCGACATGGCAAGACCCTGTACATTGACCGGGCCTACTGGGGCGACCCTGACTGCGTGTCGATACACTGGCTGGTCGGTGGCGAGAAAGTCAGGTTAAGGGGTATGCCCTACCGGCCCCACCCAGAGCTGCAGCCGATGAAACAGGGCGGCCGCAGGGTGTACCTGTGCGACTACAAAGCCGAGCCGGAAGGGTGCTTTGACACCGTCCGATACCACCCGGCAGACAGGCCAGCGACTGAAAGTCTGGCCGACATACTGAATACCCACGATATAGCCACAGGGAAGCGCACCACAGCATTGGTGGACGCCGCCATTGCTGGACTACGGGTGGAGACTGACGACCCCCACAGCCCCGTTTACGGGCTTGTAGAGCGGGGTCAGTGGATTATGGATTTAGCCTGGCATAACTGGTCACTGGATGAGATTTCGAAGGGAGTATTTTTAGATGCCATTGGTAGACCTGACTCAGAGAAGTGATCCGCCTGTGACACTGGACGAAGCGAAAGACCAGTGCCGGATACTCTGCACCGATTACAACCACGACACCAGACTGTTACGGCTGATCGACGAAGCCACCCGGTCGATTGAGACCTACACCGGGGCGAGGCTGGCATCTCAGTCCGTCAGGCTCGATCTGGACGGGTTCCCCGAGTGGGATCTGGACTTGGGGGTCTATCCAGTCAACTCCATTACCTCGGTGAAATATGACGATGCCGACAACGTGGAGCAGACGCTGGTCCTGGGGACGGATTACTGGGAGTCGCTGGCGGGGATGTATCCCTTTATCCGCCCGGTTGATTACTGGCCTGCCACCATGTACGGCAAGCCGGGAAGTGTTCGTATTGTGATGGATGTGGGGTATTACAACTACACCACCTCGCCGCTGATGCCGGCTACCCCTGATGATTTGCGGCATGCGG